TCACCTTTCTTTAGATTCCAAGCCAACGAAAAGAAGCTTGCCGAGGACGAGACTCCACCTGAGTTAATGAGTGAGATCGAAGCATCTCTCCAAGCCCTTGAGGAGCTAGTGATGGATGAGGTGACCCGAGGTGCATACCGGGTTGCTCTTCACGAAGCCCTTAAGCATCTCATCATCACCGGTAACGCTTTGTTATATCTACCGGATGAAGGAGGACTACGAGTCTTTCACCTTGACCGCTTTGTTGTTCAGCGTGACCCTATGGGTAATTTGTTATCTGTGGCCACCAAGGAGTCTGTTGCATTCAGCACTCTTTCGGAGGAGATACGCCAACGACTACAACAACAAGATCCGAACCTTGCCGAAAGTGACGCTAAGGTGGACTTGTTTACCTCATGTAAACGGAACGCCAAACACTGGGTGATCACTCAGGATGTTAATGGTGTAGATATTCCGTATGCTGGTGGTAAGGTAACAATGGACCGCAACCCCTTCATCCCCTTAAGACTTTCTAGGATTGACGGTGAAGCTTACGGACGTGGGTTCGTTGAGGAATACCTCGGTGACATCCAGAGTCTCGAAGCGTTGACCCGTGCTATTGTCGAGGGATCGGCTGCTGCTGCTAAGGTTCTCTTTCTTGTTAACCCTAATGGCACCACACGCGCCCGGACGTTAGCTGAAAGCCCCAACGGTGCGATTGTCCAAGGCAACGCCGCTGATGTTAACACTCTCCAGCTAGATAAGTTCAACGACTTTAGGACAGCCCAGGTTACCATGGAAGCAATCAAGGACCGCCTTGGTGCCGCCTTCCTTCTCACCTCAGGTGTAGTTCGACAGGCCGAGCGTGTGACAGCCGAGGAGATCCGTATGTTATCCCAAGAGCTTGAGGCTTCCCTAGGTGGTCTTTACTCGCTCCTTGCTGCTGAGATGCAATTACCATTGGTGAAGCGCATCATGTCAGTCATGCAAAAGAAAAAGATGTTACCTAAGCTTCCTAAGGACTTGGTGAAGCCAGTTATTGTTACCGGGGTAGAGGCCCTTGGTAGAGGTAACGATCTTTCTAAATTAGATTTATTCCTTGCCGGTGCTGCTCAGGTCGTAGGACCAGAAGCTATCGGCCAGTTTGTTAATGTTGAAGACTACTTTAAGCGTCGTGCGACTGCACTCGGTATCAAGACCGAAGGACTCATCAAGAGCGCCGAGCAGATGCAGCAAGAAGCACAGATGCAACAGATGCAAGCTATGACTGAGAAGCTAGGACCAGCCGGTATTAAAGCCTTGAACGATCAGGCGTTGGCGGGTAACATGCCATCAGTCGAACCACAAGAATAAATATGGAAAGCGTTACATTTAACGAACCCACAGAACAGGAGAATATATCTCTTGAAGAACAGGCTGAGATGCAAGATGCACAACAGTCCACAGAACAACAGCCCGAAACGGCTGAAGCATCCCCGGAACGCCCTGAGTGGTTACCGGAGAAGTTTGATAACCCGGAGGCTTTAGCAGACGCTTACAGCAACCTCGAAAAGCAGTTCCACGAGAACAAAGCCGAGCCATCCGAGACCGAAGACAACGCCACCAGCGAACCAGAGGTAACCAACAGTGCTGTCACCAGTGCATCCGAAGAATACTTCGAGACCGGTGAGTTATCCGAAGAGACCTATAAGAGTCTTGAGGCTAACGGCATTCCTAAGGAGATGGTTGATATGTATGTTAATGGCTACGAAGCCGTGGCTAACCAACAACAACAAACCTTGATGCAAGAGGCTGGAGGTGCGGAGAACTACGAGGCTATGTCCGAGTGGGCAGCAACAGCTTTAACAGACCAAGAACAAGAGGTGTATAACAACACTGTCGAGTCAGGGGATGTTAACGCAGCAACTATGGCGATCCGTGGTCTCTATGCTCGCTTTCAGTCGGACGGTGGAACACCTGTTTCTCTTGTCCAAGGGGACACCTCGGGAACATCCGGGGCCATTCCTTTTAGCTCCTCTAAGGAGATGACTGTTGCTATGCAAGACCCACGCTATAGTTACGATAACAAATATCGGGAGCAAGTCTCACAACGACTATCAGTCACAACCGCATTCTAATTATGTCATCTATTATTACTTACATCATCGACAACACCCAGGAACTCTTAGCCGCCCTTTCAATGGTGGTCGCTGCTTGTTCCGCTATCGCTGCTCTTACTCCTACTCCTACGGACGACGGATGGGTCAAGAAGCTTTACAAGGTTGTCGATTTCCTTGCACTTAACATTGGCCGCGCCAAGCAAAAATAACAACCCTTACCACACACGCGCCACATGTCTGTGTCTCTGCTAGTCAAGTTACTTATATCGTTTCCCCGACTAGCGGAGGCATTTCGTGGTCTTATGGAAGCCTATGAAGAGAAACTATATGTTGAGCGTCACAGCAATATGCGTGATGTTATTGATGAGTGGATGCACTCCGACTCTTCGTCCGACAAAGCTCCCTTACTTTTTAGAGAAGGCCAAAGAGCAGACGTGGACAGCGGACCAGAAGCAGACGGTGGGGGAGATGTTACATTACATCAACGACCTAGAGAACAATGCCCGCTAAACGAAAAGGATTGTCCCTTCGCAAAGAACACAAGTCAGATAAAGGAGGCTTAACAGAAAAGGGACGCAAGTATTACAACCGAAAGACAGGCAGCAACTTAAAGAAACCGCAACCAGAGGGAGGCCCGAGGAAGCGGTCTTTTTGTGCGCGGATGTCAGGCGTCAAAGGCCCGATGAAAGATTCCAAAGGCAGGCCCACCCGAAAAGCTTTAGCTCTTAGAAGGTGGAAATGCTAAACCCCAACACTAACAATAACACTATTATGCCAAACGTAGGAAATAAGTCGTATCCGTATACCCCAAAAGGTAAGAAAGCAGCTAAGAAGGCCGCCAAGCGGAAGGGGTTGAAGATCATGTCAAAGAAGAAGAAAGGAAAGGGGACTTGAGGAAAGTAAACGAAAACCTCCTGTTAGGAGATGTTATTCAAATAGATTTCCTAGACCACGTGCAAGACAGCACCGATGGTCCACTTGAATGCTCAGTCTATGGTTCCCTTACGGACATAGGCGATAACTACCTTACTGTTACCTCATGGCACGGCTGTGAGAATAACACAACAACCTTCACCATTATTACAAGCTGCATAAGTAGCTTGGTGGTGTTTAAACCAAACGTCATCATAAAGATAGACTCCCCCGAGGCCGACGATGAGACCCACTGCGGTGGACAATCAATAGCTCCGAACCCGGTTATGGACACATCAGAATGAGGACAACCTTAACAACAACTAAAGAAAACCAAATATTATGGCTAACACCCTACCGTCCCGCTTGGGACTTGTTAACAATACGGGAACAGACGTTAATGAATTGTTCCTTAAGGTGTTCTCAGGAGAAATCCTGACCACCTTCGAAGAGTTCAACGTGATGAAAGAACTTCACACGATTCGGACTATATCCAACGGTAAGTCTGCTCAGTTCCCTGTAACTGGCATCGCTGAAGCAAAATACCACATCGCAGGTCAAAACATTGCTGATGCTAGTACAGGATACCTCAGTCAGATTAAACACGCTGAGAGAGTTATTAGCATTGACGATGTCCTGCTTGCTTCAACCTTCATCGCAAACATTGATGAGCTTAAGAACCACTACGATGTCCGAAGCATTTATGCTCAGGAACTCGGTAAGGCTCTTGCCAAGCGTTTCGATCTTGCAACCATGAAGACCCTTGTAGCGGCTGCTCGAACTGCTGCTACTATTACTGGCGGCAAAGCTGGTATCGCAATTGACGGTGGTGAACCTGCTGACTTCAATGGAACTGTGATTCAAGCCAAGCTCTTTGAGGCTGCTCAGAAGCTTGACGAGAACGACATCCCTAACGACGGAAAGCGTTTCGCTATCCTTAAGCCAGCCGATTACTACACATTGATTGCATCTGCTGAAGAGGTTATCAACCGTGACTTCGGTGGTCGTGGTGATGTTGCTACTGGTCGCATCCCAATGGTTGCTGGTATTAACATCTACAAGAGCAATCACCTTGCTGACGTAGCGACTAACCTTGCTGGTGTTACTACGGCTGGTTCTGATGGATCATCTTCAGTACAGAACGATGTCTTTGGCGG